CTTAATGATGGTGATGGATTATTATCAATAGCAGCAAACCAAGTTTCAAACCAAAGTTGACCCATACCATATTGGCGGTCATTGGATGAATACCAATTTGCAAATTTTACCTTAACTGTATCTTCATTAAATGCAAAGAACTGAGAACCTGCACCACTTAGAGATAATGTGCCACCAACAGATATATTTTGGAAATTGGCATCATCAGAGAATGTTGAGACACCGCTTACTGTTAAAGTTTCTGCACTTACATGAGCAGTATTGGCAAGTCCAGTTATGGTGACGTTACCAGTTGACTGGTCAATACTAATGTTATCTCCCGCAGTTATTGATGTAACAAGACCACTCATAAGTGATCCATCACCAACAAATTGAGATGCTGTTACAATACCAGTAAAACTGGCACTACCATCAGCATAAATTCCAGCACTAATAGGACTGCTATCAAATGTATAAGCAGTACTATCAAATGTATAGGCAGTGCTGTCAAAAGATATATCAGAAGGGTCTCTTAGAATAAACCCACCAAATGAAGTGGTTACTCCAGTTGCCTGAATGTTATTGACAGTAAGTTGTTGCCCTATTGTGGCACTACCGTTATAAGTTATGGTGCCACCACCATATGATTCAATCCAAGGATTGATAAGAGTTACTGTAGTGGCAATTCCAACACCACCAGTATCTTGTACAGTAAAAAGTTTACCATCATAAGTGTTTAGAGCTAACTCGCCTAGCTCTAAGTTATTAAGCGTTGGTCTTTTTGAAGCGACAGACGATCGCTTAAACTTAATCTTTGGATTTGCCATTATATGACGGTATATACCTTAAGAACTGCTATATAGCAGTTGTATTATTTATCAGTAGATATCACCATCATCTACAGTTTCTTTCTTTTTTCTTGAAGAAATGGGAGAACTATTTTCTTTTGTTCTTTGTTCATCCAGATGTTTGATTTGAGAAACATACTCTGATATTTCTAAATTCAATTCCTCAATTTTTTTATTCTGATTTTCTATAATTTCATTCTGATACTGAAACTTTGTTTCAAATATTAGACTTTGATTGAAATATTCAGAAATCCTTTTTTGTAAAATGTTTACATAAAGGTTCAACTCATTTTGTTCCATAAAAATAGAGAAGTCAACTTCCCTATTTATTGCTATCAGGTGAAGGTTCCACCATCAACAGTGATGTTGTTCAGGAATCTTTCTGAACCAGAGCAATTAATGACAACTGATTGACCTGCACAATCATTGATCCACAGACCTTTTGCTTCAATGTCTGCCCAAGCATTTACAGTTCCAATAGAATCACCTGCTCCAACATTTCCAAAAGTAACATCAGTAGCAAAACCAATTCTAAATGATCCACCTGGCCTGACCCCAGCAAACATTGCTGCTGCTTGAGCATTTTCTGAAGAAACACCAACGGTGTTGTACCACATAGCAACACCAGGTACATACTGTGTTTCATATGATGGTGGTTCTAACACCCCACTACCAACATCTTCAAGACCCAATTCAATAACTGGTGAAATAACTCTTAAGTCTTCAACATCAACAGAGGTGATTGTTCCACCAACAGTTAAGTTTCCAGCAATTGAAACACTTCCACCAAATGTGCCATTACCAGTTGTTTCAATGGTATCACCTTTGAAATTATTTGCTGTTGCAATACCAGTTACATTTAAACTTGCACCATCAAGATGATTGATGTGTCCTTCTTCCCAAGCAAGTGAGAGAGAACCAAGATTTCTCACTCCATCTGTGGAAGGAACAAAATTACTAGCAACTCTTGCTGTAACAGTTAAAGTATCAGATGTCTGGTCACCAAGTTCAACACTGCCCTGCATTGTGGTGATACCAGCAAGCACAGTATTTGATTGCACTTCAAGGTCTTTTGATATTACAAACCTTCCAGTGCTATCTGAGATAGTGGCAGAAGCAGTTCCATCATTTGCTCTAAGAGCACCAACATTGACAGTTGGAGTTGTTAAAGCAGTTGTTACAGTAACAGAGTTTGGAAGACCAATGGTGATTGTATTATCAGAAACAACAGTATCAACTTCATTTGTTGTTCCACTGATGGTCAGCGTTTCACCAGTTTGGAATACATCATTAGTTCCAGTGTCTGCTGCTAATGAGAAGGTAACAGCAACCCCAGCAATTTGATTATCAACATATGCTTTGACTGACTGCTGTGAAGGAATAGCAGTATCACTATTAGAACCAAGGTTATCTTCATCCAAGAAGGCAGTAACACCATCAAGGACATTCAGTTCAGTAGCAGTAGCAGTAACATTAGTGCCACCAATATCAAGAGTGGTAACAGAAACTTCACCAACAGTCATTATGTTGGTTGAAGGATTATAAGCAACACCAGCGTCTGTTCTAATATTTTCCTGAGTTGGGTTGGCGTTATTATCAGCAACAAATGTGATATAGTGAGTAGCATCAGTATCTGTCTGACCAACTGCAACAGATGATGCCTGAGCGCCACCACCAGAAATTGCTTCAAGTGAGGTTTCAACCTCCTGTAAAGCATTTTTGATAGTTGTGTTGTCACTGATTGTTGATCCAGTGAAAGTGCCAAGATTAGTAGAATCTCTGGCAACACCAGTCAGTGTTATAAGGTTGTCACCAGCTTGTCCATCATCAAGAACATCTCTACCATCAACTGTTCCACTAACAGTAATATTTCCACCTACATCCAGAAGATTGCTATTTGGATTGAATGTAATACCAGCATCAGTTCTTACTTCTTCTGCTGTTGCTGATCCATTGTTATCAGCAACAAATGTAAGATACTGAGTAGCATCAGTAGAATTAGAAATTGTTTTAACTGTATCTGCACTAGTAGCACTAGTAGCACTAGTAGCAGTATCAGCATTTCCTGTAAGATCACCTACAAAGGAAGAAGCAGTGATGATGCCAGATGCGCCTGCATCAATGCCGCTACTTGTGATAGTAACAGCAGAACCAACAGTTACTTCTGTAAAAGTAGCACCTGAAGACCCACCTAAAACATATGATTTAATTCTAGATGCAGCAGTCTTTCTATTTGTTCCAGTAGCTCCATCATCAACAATAAACAGATCAGCATCTACAATGTCTGCACCAATATCTGTTCCGCCATCAATATCAATCGCTGTGAGATTAACATCTCCAAATGAAAGAATACCACCAGCATCAGATTGGAGAACCTGACCTGATGTTGAAGCATCAGTGCCAGGCAATGTAAATGTTATATCTCCTGCTAAACTATTTGGTGACTTTAACTGAACAAAGTTTGAACCATTATTGATAGCTTCATATAATTTGAGACCACCACCTGTTGTTGTGGTGTTGTTACTCCAAAAGTCACCCCCACCAATTAATTGGTTTCCATCTTTAGTTCCTACGTAGAGCTGGAATCTATCAGTGGTAAATCCTGGTTCACCAACGGCCAGAGTTGGAAGTTGAGAGAATACACCTCTTTTAAACTTAAGAGTTGGTGAAGCCATTTTTTAAATTCTTCTTATATTTTATTTATATAGGGTGTTTATGTAAAGCTACCAAAGTCTTGATTGCCATCAAGAGTGCCATCAGACAAGTCAACAACTTGGAATGGAGTTGTGTACTCCCAAACTGAAGCATCAGTGTCAAGTGCCAAGACACCATCATCAATTGGTGTGCCTGTAATGGCATAACCAGCAATAGAAGTAGCATTTCCAGATGCTCCCTCTGTGGCAATAAATTGACCAATTGATGCATCAAATACCAATGTATGTCCATTTGTAATGGATGTTGTTGAAGCAGCAGCAATATTGGTGAGAGGTCCTAGATCAGTTGTGCTAGCATCAGCACCAACCCACTTACCTGTTGAAGATTGATACTTGAGGACTTTATCATTGACCTTAGCACTATTTCTATCAACATCATCCAAGAACTCTAGGCGAACTTCTCCTCCACCACCTTGAGCAGCAGCAGTTCTAACAGTTTCATAGACCATTTTGCGCAATTGATCCACTTCACGCTTCAATCTGGCCATTTCTGTCTCAGATTCATTGATTTTTTCTTCTTCTGGGACTAATTTGTCCAGAATTTCCATAGATTTTTCAATATTTTCACTGATTTCTGCCTTTTCTTCAACTTTCTCTTGTTTCAGAGGTTCAGGTTCAATGATATTTGTAGTCTCTATCTCTGTGGGAACATAATTATCTCTCCAATCAGTGGTATCAACCTCTTCTTTTTGCTGTTTTTTGGGATCTGAAAACAAAAATGTCTCAAAAACCTTAGCATTTTTTATTAATTCTTCTCTTTCTTTATTTTTTTTCTCGCTCTTTTCTTTAATCTTCTTTTTTTCTTCACTTAAAGACGCAAAAAGGTCTCCAAGAGATAATTCTCCAATTAATTCTTTCTTTTTTTCTTCCTTTTTCTTTTTTTCTTCACCAATAAGACTGAAGAAATCTCCTAATTCATTCATTTTAAGGACAAAAAGACCTTTTTACTATTTATCTTGGGCAGCTTGCTTTAACATTTTCTGTAGTTCAGCAGTAGATCCCACAAAAAGAGCATTGTTGACTGTAGTTGGTCCTTTTGACTCTTTTTCCTCATTGACATCCTTCAGTTTTTTCTGAAGATCCATCAATTTGTCAGTAGCATCTGAAACATTTTTGATCAATTGACCAGCAACCTCATATGCTCTTGGCATTTCACTCTCTTGAGCAAGTTCTAAGATACCATTGATTGCTTCTTGCCCCTTTTCAATGATCGAATATAAATTACCCCTGGTATATTCATAGTCTTTACGAATATCCTCAGAGGTGCTTCTGATTTTTTGTATTTTATCATCTACATTCTCCTTTTTTACTTCAATTTCAGTGGATGTAACATCAAATGTTTCATTTAACTTGTCAAATTTACTAGACATAACTCAATCTCCATCAAAAGGTAGAACCATCAAATCCAAAGTTGTCTCCAATATCAATGAAGTCAGCATCTGCTTTGGTAATGCTATAAACAGCAGCACCTGAAGCGTGTATTTGTGCCTTTGTCTTATCTTGAGCTCTTCTAACAGAAAGTTTGTTGCCAGTTACATCTTCAACATACATCTCTTCTTGACCAATATAGATGTAAGTGCCAGCAGTCACTTGTGTGCCATCAGCAACATCAATCACAATTTCACTAAGATCTATATCTTCAGCAAGTTGTGTGAGTTGTGAATCATTATAGTCCTGAACTGCTCTTGGTTCAACACGATAACTGACATCTCTGGTATAAGTAGTTCCAGAAGCGCCTCTGGTTCCAGCAATATAACCAACTTGAACCTTCTTGACAATCTCTCCTGTAACATCTGAAACAGGACCATAGAGGTATACTTTAGCAGTAAATCTGATTGTATAAACTAATGCTCTTCTTGTGTCAAAATTACCTTCATAATCATCTTCCATTGAAATGGATTCGATCTGAACTGGAACATTTTGTGTCTCTGCCAGTTCACCTAAAAACTTAATAGGAAGAGTATATGATGGTTGGAAATAAGGTAAAATTTGCTCTACAATTTGAAGCATATCATCATTCAACTTTGTCATAATTGACAATTCAAATGTCATATTATATGGAACAGGCATATAGACCTTTTTGGTCTTTGTTCCATCATCAGTTACACCATAAAATGCTTGAGTTTGAGTTGCCTTTCTGGATGGATCATACTGAAGATCAGTAAACTCAAATGACATTCTTGGAAGAGTCATCTGAACTGGTTTGTTCAAATCTGCTTCTTGTTCCAACCTTGCCAGAAACTTTTGAGTTGGTCCATAAGCGAGAGGAACTTTGATGACACTAAAAGTATCATCATTGGAATCCTTGTGCTTGATTTCAATACCATTGAAGAGAGAACCAAATCCAATAATTACGGATCTGAAAATCTCATTATAGAAATACTCAAACATTTTTGTTACAGAATTATACTACTATTTAACCAATTTTTATTTAAGGCATTCCAAATGGATTGGATTTGGAGAAGTTGATGATTGAATCTGCCTCAATTTCAATAGTATCATTATCGGCATAAGGTGTAACAAGATCATCTGTATTGACTGTTCTGATTACGTGTCTTGCGCCAGATTCAGATCCAACAAGAATTTCTCCTGGTCCAAATGAACCATCAACAATAGAAATTTCAAGAGTATTATTGGCAGCATCATATTCTTTAACTCTTGCTGTTGTTCCAGATGATTGACTTGTAACAATTTCATTGAATATGAAGGAACCAGAGGAATCAGTTCCTATTCCAGAAGGAGATTCAAATGTAAGGTCTGGAGCAGTAGTATAACCAGCACCAGAGTTAGTAATTACAGCATATGTGACAATACCTGCGGAGTTAATTACACCATATCCAGTAGCAACTGTATATCCAATTCCTGCTCCTGGATCAGCAAAGGTGATTGATGGATTGGATGTATATCCACTGCCAGCATTAGTAACTGTGATACTCATTACTGATGTGAGGGTGGTGATACCAGCACTTGCTGCTGCTCCAGTTCCACCTCCACCTTGAATAGTGACAATTGGTGCTACAGTGTATCCACAACCAGCATTTGTCAAATCAATTGACATAATCTTGCCAGTATTGGTTCCATCGCACCCAATATAACTATTTGTAAGAGATGCTATACCTACAGCAGTTACACCTCCAACAGGTGCTGAACTAAATCCAATTGTTGGGGCAGTTTTATAGTTTTTGCCCATATTTGTAATATAGACATCCAAAATAGAACCAGAAGCACAAGTTGTTGCTGTACCTGTTGCTGTTGATGCTGCTCCAATCAGAGTTAAAGTTTGAATATAACCAATTTGTTCAATTTCATCATCAATTGTCTCAACACCAGTATCCAGAACTTCATCTTCATATCTGAAGAGTTCACATCTTAGTTGATAAACATAGTTTTTTTGGAGTTGATAGAATGGTTGCTCGTGCTCAACATACTTAATCTCAAAAAGACGATCACCAAGTGGAAAATAGACCAAATCACCTTCTTTTGGTCTAGTTGCCAACTCAATATTTGGTAAATTCTTAATTAAAGGAGTGATATATGTCTCATATCTTTCTCTAGACAAGATCAGAGTCAAATCATCCTGCTCTTGGATACCAAATTTGGATAAAAGCGTGCCTTGACCACCAAATCCATCATAATTGTCCACGTATGCCTCAATCGGATAGGCACTTGTGAACTCAGATTGGATAACTTCTCTAATTACAGTGTTTTTCTTAAGATATTTTCTTGGAATATAGTAAATTTCAACACCATACATCTTCAGTTGCTCATTTACGAGACTCTGAATTAAGTTTTGTTCGCTTTTACTGCCATTCAGAAAGTATGGATTGAGCATAGCATTATCCTATCAAGTCTAAAGGTGGAAGTTCATATGTACTCATCATCTTTTGCTTGATTTCATCAAGTTCTCTCTGACCATCATCAAATATTGCTCTACCATTAAATTCAACTCCACCAGGAAGTTTAACACCTTGGAATTTGATAAGATTTTGACCCCATTGTCTCTTAATCAGTGCTGTCAAGTACGGTTTCAAGAATGAATCATTCCAAACTCTTGAGTAGTCATTGGGATCCATTGCTCTCCAACAATCAATAATGATGAACTCCCCAACTCTCAGACTGGTCCAATCAATATCAAGATACATCCTATCTTGTCTTTGATTGAATCTGATTTGCTTGTGAGTATTGAGGAGAAAATTCATTGTCTCCAAGTAACTCATTGCCATCGTGTATGAGAGAAGATCAGTGGAACCCCAGTAGTAAACATCATTCAAAAACATTTGATATTTAAGACTGAACATATTAGAGGTGCTCACTGATTGAGCATCATCATACTGGAAAATTTTATTAATACCAATAATAGATGGTGGAATCTGCAAA